AATGCCTGCGTGTTCCAGTTGCTCAGGTCAAGAGAACGGAGATGTTTATTATCGCATCTACCGCCATCTCCCACCACCTCTCTTCTTCCTATATAATAGTATTTGTAGGCATTAGTGTTGATACCCTCATTGGCAGGCGTGCTTTTTATCTCACCATCAGTGGCATCAAGCCACACGTTTTGCGTAGGAATTTTGGCGGCATTCTTGATTTTCTCTACTAATTCTATCTCCTTGCCGTACTCACCCTCACGCAATTTCTTCATGCGTTCTATCTCTTGCCATGCTGCCTGCATCTTGGCGACCAGCTCGTCACGCTCCTTGTTGGTATCGGCTCTTTTCCCCTCGGCAGTGGCACGTTCTGTTTCAGCCTTGTTTCGTGCATCTTCATTCGTCTGTCTTTCCGTTTCAGCCTTGTTCCGTGCATCTTCATTCGTCTGTCGCTGCTGCTCATTCTCGTTTCTTGCCTTTTCCGTGCTGTTCCGTTTCTTTTCCGCAGCCACCCGTGTATTTTCTGCTTCACTCCGCTTTCGTTCTTCCTCTTCCACGCCACGCATGTTCTCCAACAGGACGGACACATCGTTAAAGGTAGCGTAATACTCATCTATCGTACCCTTATAGCCGTGTGCCTTTGCCAACTGGTAGGCATCTACCAACGCCACAGGGATATTGGCTTTTATTACCGCACCGTCAAAGCGTGTGTTGTCCTTCACCAGCACTACCACACCCTCGGCAATCGCCACGTTCAGCCTTTTGCCGTCTGCATAGTTATGGTCGGGCGTATTTACTTTTACTTCCGCTCTCAATTCCCCAGGGGGCAATCCATGACCGTCCATAAAGCAACGTATCTTGTTGCCGTCCACCGCACATCGCTCGCAAACGCCTGCCGTGCGCCCAACAGTGTATCGGCTCGCCATGACAATAAAGTCTATCCTGAAATCTTCATCGCCTAATTGGTACGGTTTATCTCCAGCCAGCAGCTCCACCACCAGCTCGAAGTCCTCTTTGTAGTTGATTCTTACTATTCCTTTTGCGGTGGAGGGCTTTTCCTCCGTTCCGCAGCCACACATTTCGTTGTTCATATCTTTTAGTTTTTTAGTTTACAAGTTGATAGTTGACAAGGAGCCTCCCCCTGCCCCTCCAAAGGAGGGGAGAGCAGACTGCTGGAGTCTATTATCTCTTTTTCTTAGGGAAACCTCCTTTTGGCTCTACATGTTCTTTGTCCGTATTAAATAAATCTATATACTTTTTATCGAAGATGTTAAAGCCCTGCTCCGTGTCGTATCCCACCTCGAACAGTTTTTTGTAATAAGAAAAGTCGAACAAATCTTGCAACAAAAAGAAACCTTTCGTATGTACTTCCCTCACTAACACATTCATGGGTGCGCCACTGAACAGCGTGTATTTGAAACTTGCTATTTGTCCTGGCAACAGGTTGATACGCTCGACACACCTTTCAGGGAAGTTTGGCAAATTATCAAGTCTCCCACCTATTTGCGTAACTTTTTTTCCCATATCATCAAGTACCTCCGTTTTCAGTTTGACGCCAAATGAAATATTCTCGTTCGTGGCGTTAGCTATGGTGACGGTTTTGCCAACCATGTTGTGCCAAAAAAGTTCAAGGGCAAAACTGAAATAATCCACTTGAAAACCTCTCGCCATACCTTTGCTAACCGCTATATCCCTGCTTCTTGGCGAGAAATCCCTATTGTAGCCTTGGTCTATATTAGTAAGCCATTTCGGCTTAATCAAAAAGACAAAGAACATGGCAACGTCAAATGGTAACAAAGGATTAGCACCGTACCCAGCATAGTATCTTGTGCAATAAGCTGCAAACTCTTTCATGCTTTCCTCCGTGACGAAGTAAGGTGCCACGCTGTTGCTTTGAAACCTTAGTCTTTTTATCACGGCACGCTTTGCATCAAGTCCGTCAAGGCTCAGCATGCCGTTGTTTATCTTTCCGTTCTTATCCACCATGAACGTCTTTTCACCTTTATTGTTCTGCACCACGAAATTGTCTGCTGTGGCAATCATTTTCCTGTTCTTGATGTCCAAGCCACTCTCTAACAGTGCTTCCACCGTTCCGTCATACGCACACCATGGCGTTGCCGTGTTGCCCTCCTCCAGCTTGGGGCGACAGAGCCAAAGCTCACACTGCGCACCCTCTTCCTCGTCAGCAATACAACAGAAGTTTAAGGCACTCATCTTTTTGCTCGCTCCGCTATCGAATACATAACGCACGCGCTGCCATTTGTCAATGTCCGCTCGGTCGTAGTAATGCTCCTTGTACAGATAGCCGCCAAAGCAGTATCTGCCGTCATCCGATGTGCAGTCCACATACATGCGCCCTTTCTTTCCATACGACTTGAACTTCACCCAGACGGATATGGTATATTGCGTGTTCGGCTTCAGCGACACGTCATGCCAGCTGATGTTCGTCCACTTCGCCCAGTCCTCTTGCTTGTACACGTTCTTAAAGCGTATGGCGTCAGAGCCGCCAACACCCTCGCCTTTCAGATACTGGAACATCTCTCTGTTTCCAATCTCCATGTCGCCGCTTATCACAACGCCCAAATGCTTCTCAATGGCTTCCCTGCGCTTCGCCAACTCGCCCTGCGCCTGTGCAATCTCACGGTCGCAAACGTCCATACCATCTTGGTAGCGCATGCGGTCATCATCGCTGCCTGCGTTGTCACGCTTGCGCTTCCATTCCGCCTTTTCCTCTGTTTTCTCTTTGATTGAGTTTCCCAATTCATAAGCCTTTTTGATAACATCCTGCACCTCTGACAAATCAAGGTCGCTACCCCACAGCAGGTTCGGTCGAGTACCATTATTCACCGTTAGGCTGATTTCGTTCGACTTAATCTCCAGTTGCGAGTACTGCTCATCCAGCTTCCCTACCGTGGCTTTGGTCTTTTCGATGTCCTGCTCAAACAAGTTCACCTTGCCGTCAACGGTGCTGATGTCGCTGCTCACTTTTCCAAGTTCAGTGTCAATGTTAAACACCACATTGGGCTTGAACGTGATAGGCACAATGCGCTGGTCTACGATGTCACTACCTTTCGTCAGCGTCACTGTGTAACTATTATCGGGTATTTCCCTATAACCTATGCTTGCAGACAACCGATACGCATCAATGTCATAGTCATAGTTTAATGTTTCAGATTTGTTTACGCTTGGCTGTATGGTGAGTGTCATTCCCTCGGCTTCCAAGGTAGTGAAGTTCACCTGCTCGCCCGCAGATTTCATCACCCTGTACAGCAGTTTTATGTCAACCTTTTTCTCCTTTTTATTTTTATTCTCCTTTTCATTCTTATTCTCCTTATTCTCCGTGAAGTAGGCAAGCGCATTTTCAGAAAGCGGTATCAGCTTGTAGGTAATGGCATCCTTGCCTTTCTCACCGTCTTTCACAGCGTTCACCACCTGTTGGTCTACCATCTTTCCACCAACGTAGAGTTCGAGAATGCGCTCCTCCATGCCGTCCTTAGCATTCGGGAAATAGCGCCATGAGCCACCGCTGCCTGTCAAGCTGCCATTGCCCCACTTTCCAGACACACCAATCGATACATACACTTGCACGTCATCGCTATCTTGTAGCTGCGTCATCTTATCGCCCTGTATCTTGTAAGCAGAGATGTTCACCACTTGCGCAGCTGCCGTGCCGTCAGAATTTATGTAATACAGCGAGGGCGATATAGACATCTTATACACAACGGTGTTAGTTGCCAAGCCCCTCACATAGTCCTCGATAGACTCAAGTCCACCATTATCGCTCTGTACCTTGAAGTTTCCTGTCACCTGACTGCCGTTGGCGGCAAACCACGTGCGCTTGTGTGTGGATAGCTTGTAGTCGTTCACGCCATCATATTGTACCCAGTAGGGAGCTTTCAAATCTCCGTCAAAACTATTGTAAGCACTAATAACGATGACGCTCTGCCTTTTCTTTTTGTCACGATTTCCTATCTGCACGAGGTCGTCACCCACCTGCGGTATATCGGTGGTATTATCGGAATGATCAGTCTTTGACAGCACAAGTTTCAGGCACTTTTCCTCCTTGCCGTCAATCGTGTGCGTCACCACCTCTTTGGGTGCTTTCGTCACCTTGCGCCAGTAGTAGCGATTGCCTTTTCCACTATCGAGAATATTCATACCATTTGAACACATCATCTGGTCGGATACCTCACACGTCTGCAACAGCTTCACACCGTCTTTCTCTGCACGCTGGTAACACACAAATCCATCTACCGTTTCCACTACTGCGTCCACATGGAAAAAACCAGCGGAGTTCACCGTCATGCCCCCAGTCGCCTTCGCCTTTTGTATCTCTAATTCAAAGAATGTCGCCTTGCCCGTTACCGTGAGGTTCTTCGTCATGATGTTGCCTGAGTTGGTGATGTCGCCAGTGTTGTGGATATTCCCAGTGTTGGTAATATCACCAGTGTTCTTGATGTCACCTCTATTGACAATACCTTGAAAATAGCTCACCGCCTTTGCTACTATGCCCTTAAGAAAAGTGACACCCTCTGAAAACTCCTTATTTTGTAGTAAAGTCTTTTTTGATAATGCCAGCAGAGACAGCAACGCAGACCCTATTCTAAAAGCCGTGTTAGCGCACTTCCTATTCTCATCACGTATAGCGGTGAAATCCTTTTCCAGTTCTTCGAAACTTTTATTATCTTCCATACTCTTGGTATTTTTATTGTTATCCGATTGAATGAATACGTACTCTTGTTCCCCTCGCAGGTTTTATCTTATCTCCTTCTACACTCTTCAAGTACGCCAAACACGAGCCGAGATAAGTTTCTGCTATTTCCATGACATCGTTATATCTCCTTACCCTGTTTTTATCATCCTCTCTTGACGCATAGCTGTCGTTATGCTGCATCAAACCAGTACGAGTGAGTAATCCTCCGTCTGACATTATCATCTTCGCATAAACGAAATAAGAAAGTGCAAATCGCAAGCCTGAACACTTTTTTAATGTCCCTTCTTTGTCCTCGTACTCTCCGCCATCCAGTAGCTTTATATATTTTTCCTCTTTTCTATCTTTCAACAAATTCTTGAAACGTTCAAGACCAATAGCTGGGATAATGTATAAATCTTCACATTCTCGGATAAACGTCTCTACCTCTTCATAATCGATATGTTTTGATGTCGGTCGAGTAAGTTTCATAAACATATCAACCGTTATTAAATGCTCATTCACCATTGTATTTGTCGTTTTTATCAGCAGAGATATATTTTAGTGGCTTGATAGAGAAATCCTGTGGCATATTTTTATCAAACCAATTGGCAAACAACATCGTAAATGCTCTTTCAATAAATCTCTGCTCATTAGTAACCTCTCCAGCATAATACTCGTATGCATCACGCATCACAGCACCCGAAAATCCGAGCTTACCGATACGTATAGAGTAGAATAATTCCTGATGAAACTGTGAATAAATACGCTCAACCACGCTCTCATCAGTTACCGTAAATTCCTTATCAAAGTTTCGTGCCGGAAATGGAACAACCTTCGGCTCGTCTTCGTCATTCTCCAGCTCAACCACCATAATTTTGGAGCCACGTGTATCTCCTTGGAATTGTCTCAAATCTTCATCGGAAATCATCTTTTGTTCTACCTCTACACCGTTATCATCTACATGCGGCAAACCTTTCTTTGTCACCAGCATGCAGGATACGAGGAAATTGTTACGCACATTCCGATACTTGATATTTCCCAGTCCTTCATCCGTGGAAATCTCCGTAATAACAGCATCGTAAATAGGAATTGGATATTGAAACTTCCCATCCATGGACAGCCATAAAACCTGCCCCTTGTAATTTTCTATCCCTCCGCAATTTTCTATCTGCTTCATTACAACCGTAGGGTCGGGATTGAAAACAGGAAATCGAATTATATTACTTTCTGTCACAAACAGCCTTTTGCCATTCTTCGTTTTTTCTCCTTTCCAATCTGCGTGCGTAAGAATATGAGATACCACGCCAGCATCGTCCGTTTCTTCCAGTCTACACTGCTCAAAGGGCAGGTAATTAACCTCCGTTACCTGCCCCAGCACGTTGTAATTGATTTGAAGAGCGAGACCACCAAAGCGTGTGAGGTCTCCTGCAACACTTTTCAGCAGGTCGTCCATCGTAGTGCCATCTCTGTTAACTTTCCATTCAGAGAATGCCTCGTTGTTAAATCCGTAGCCTTCTACAAACTTCTCGTAACGTGACAGACACAACTTTGCCGTACCTGACGCATTGGTAATATCCACAATATTTTGCGGATAAAGGTTATCGTTACCAAAGCGTTGCATCCTAAAGCGAAGTTCGTAATTTACATCTATTCGCTTCTGTGGTTTTTTTGCTGTTCTTACATTCATTTTACGCTCTTCTTCTTAATCGTTACTCTTTTCCTTTCACAGTGCCAGCATCCGTGGCTGCGGCTTGTTTCTGTGTGCCTTTCCCTTTACCAGTCACCTCAATGGTGTTCGTTTCCTTCTCTGGGACTTTTTGGAACATCTCCACATTGTCGGGGAATTGCTTCAAATACTCCTCCGCAATCTCATCAGTAAGATTATCATTCGAGAATACCTTACCACCCTTAAAAGCGGGGCAGTTGATAATTGCTCCAGCCTTTAATCTATAATTCAGTTTTTCTGCCATTTTTCCGTATTTTTTTATGTAATGATAAATTTCTATTAGTCCGTCATGGTAACATTGCTGGCACGAAGTGTGTACAAAAGTCTTACCGATAACCTCATAATAAAGATTTGCTATCGTAGACTTATCAGAGGAGCTGAAAGGAGCGTCGAAACGCCCTCTCAATTCCTCGATAATTACTTTAACATCATCCAGCTCCATTTGCCGTAGATTCGGTTAGCAAACTCTTGAACTGCGTTTCCGTAGTCTTAGAGTCTTTGTTGAAGTAGAATAGTGCAGACTTTGGTGCGCTCGTCTCCTGCAGGGTCACGAGCCAACCTCCGTCCGTGTCTTCGCTATACTTATCGCTCTCAATAGCCGTAGCCCTCAAGCCTTGATAATAGCCATATACTTGATACTCCGCCTTTCCTCCTTCGCCCTTATGTACATTCTTCGTAATAAGCACGAATGAGCCGTTTGCAAGCCCGTCAATGATGTTTTGAGCCACGTCTGGACCATTATCCAGCACGGCAATAGAAATCTCGTTAGTGAACGTATTTCTGTACGTTCCAGTAGCTAACGTGATTTTTGTACCAGTGAAAGGCTTGCTACCCTGTTGTACCACAGCGTAGCCCTTCTTTCCATTCTTCAAGATTAACGTCTTCAACACATTTTTGGAAGTTTCATCAAAAGCGCTCTGTGAAAAATCCACATCTGCACGGTTGCATATTACCGCATCTGCTTCCAAACCTTTAACGATAGGGCTTTCGCAATTCAGCTCAATACCCTTGCTAATAATACTATCACATATTCCTGCCATAATTCATCCTCCTTAATAAGCTGCTTGGAACATATCATCCTCTAAAATCTGCGTACCGATACGACCAGTAGAGTAGATATAATTTCTACGCTCTTTCTTATCGAACCAAATATCGAGGTCGGAAATCAAGCCGTCAGCATCAGTACCAACCTGCAACTGGTTGATATTAGCATACACAGCACGGTAAGGCTTGTTCAGCATCGTGCCTGTGTTCTCGTATGCCATAATCATTCTGTCCCAAATAGACACACGTGCCAACGTTACTCCGTTGTAGGTAGCTACATCCAACCCATCGAAAATCGTCTCCCATGGCATAATCTGTGTATAACACTTCTTGATATCGTAGGTCAGGGCATCCGCCAATCCCTTTGTAAGCAATACCACCGCACCACTGTCAGCAGAAACACGGCTGTCTGCATCCATCAAAAGATTGTCAAGTATGCCAGTAGCGACACCTTTACCGAGGATAGCTTTCTTCTGCTCCGCAAACGTTGTCTTCCTATTTGCATCAATAGCAGTAAGCTGATTTGCATTCTTCGTACACTGAGTGAAGATGCGCTTAAACAGACCATCACACGTTGTGAAAAGCTCTGTCTTCGTGCCAGTGGTAAGCGTACCACCGCCTGAAACATCCTTTGCACCAGTATCACCGAACCAGCCGAAACGCCATATCATTCGCTTCATCTGACGCTCCAAAGCAGGGCGGATGATGTAGGTCATAAACTCGGTACTCGTCAAATCTCCAACAGGTGTTCCTGTCTTCAACGTGTACTCGGCTATCGTGCCTTTCAAACTCTCGTAGCAAATCTTAATTGGAATTTGCCAGTCGCCCAGCTCCCAGCGTTTCTGTGAGTTGGCAATACCTACTTCCTGATATGTAGGGTCGCAACCGCTTCCCTTGATGCCCACATCGTCCATATCACCGAGGAAAGCTACTGGGTCTCCGTTTTTCACCTTCATAAGGTGCGTGAAACGCTGAAAATCCTCGTCTTGGTCAATACTCAAAGGGATAACCTCTTTGAGATCTGTAACATCCTTCGGGTTTACCGAAATGTTTTCAAAAAACTTTGTCATCTTCTTTTCTCCTACTTTGTTTACTTCTTATTCTTGTAAGTTCCATTTCTTCTGGCTTCAATCTCTTTTCTCATCGGTGACACTTCCTCCTGTCCCTCTGCCTTTCGGCTGGCGTTAGCCCCCTCTGGCTTGCGAGGTGCAGGTTTATAGTCCGATGAAATCTTAGCCAGTGCCTTTTCTCCTCCTGCTATCTTTACAGCATTCAGAATACGCAAGTCCTCCTGCGTCTTAGCCATTTCCTCTGCCTGCTTGCGCGCATTTTCCGAGGTCTCCAGCTTTTCTTGAAGTTCCTTTACCTCGTTTTCCAGCTCCGCAACACGCTTTTCCAGTTCCGAGCCTTCCTCATCATCACTTCCATTTGAAGTGGTCTGAATATCCGAGATAACACCGTCCTTCACGATAATTGTCTTGCCATCGGGCATCACAAACGTACCGTCAGGGCTTGCCTTATCTCCAACCTTCGGCTCGCCTTCCTCTCTCTCTCTACGGTCAGCGTCTGACCATCACTCGTGGATAAATCCATACCCTTTGCCAGCTCGTCAATGTTTTTCAGTCCCAGCCTTGCCAGCGCACGGTCAAGTAAAGAGGCTTTAACCTCTACTTTCTCATCTTTTTCTTTTGCCATTTTCTTACTATTTTTGTTGTTAAACACTAACCCTTGCTTCTTGGCTGAAGCTGGGGCAATTATTTCTCCGATTAAACCAAATTCCTTAGCCCTCTCAACTCCGATGTATTTATCTTCATCCATCAGTGCTTGCATCTCATCCCTGTCACACTCGCAACGTTCTACATACAGGTTGAGCATCTTTTCTTGCATCTCTTTCAAATCCGTTGCCGCCTTTTCCAGTTCAGATGATGTCAGCGTATCACCGAGGGCATAGCCAGACACCCACGGGTTATGCACGCATATTAGCGCACTCTTATAAGCTCTTCGCCTTTCTCTTGGTGCTGCCATCATGATTACCGTAGCCATAGATGCCGCATTACCTTCTACCGTACAGGTTATCTCCTTTCCAGTAGCACGCAGCCTGTCGTAAATACCCCAACCCTCTACCACAGAGCCACCATCGCAATGCAATCGCACGTCAATAGCGTTGTCGTCATCGGGGATGCTCTCGCAGAATTCGTCTACGTCCTTAAAGCAAACGCCCTCGACATCTCCCCAAAACTTGCAAAAGTTCTTTTCATTCTCGGTTTGAATGTCATTATAAATCTTTAGTACTGCCATATTTTTTTTGTTAATACACAAAAATACTTGATACTCGTCAATAAAACCTTTATCTTGTTTATCTCTTTACTCTCATGCCGTGACAAAATAAAAAAGGTGTCCTATCCTCACGGACAAAACACCTCGATTCGTAACAAAAACAAATCCTATAAGGACTATCTTATATCTTGTGCCATTCTCTTTACCACTCTGTAAACGGTCGCCTCGCTACACTCGTATTGCTGGCTTAAATAGTAGACTATATAACCTACTTTATGCCCTTCATCTTTTAATCGGACAAAGTCCTCGTATAATTCCAAATACTTCACGTCCTTTGCATCTACATCATTTGCAGTGAGGATAGTTAGTAAACTTTCTGCCGTTCGTAGTAAATCATATTGCGTCATATTGCCTTTATTTTATTGTTCCAATCCTTTCTATCGTTTCCACTCTTCCTGACGTGTTGTTTATCTCCTCCACGCTTACCACTGGTCTCGGTGCCATAGCAAAGCCCCTCGCCACTGCTCGTGCCAAATATTCCTCGCCCATCTGTGTGCCACCACCAGCCGACGACATGATAGGGACACCACCACCTATCTGATTAAAAGCCGATAGGGCAGGGGCAAACATCCTCGTTGCCGAAGCCGTCATGACGCTCTCTCCATTAGACAACCTTGCAGGTATGCTGTCGCTCGTCTCACTCCCTGACCCAGTCACCAAACCACCACTGGCAAATTTTGCTGACCTGACCGTCTTAATAGCCATCGTCACACCTGCCATAATCTTTGCCACCGTCGTCACTATGGCCACAAGATTGGCAGGGAAAGGACCAGCGGCCTGCGCTTGCTTGATACCTGCCGCGATGGCGACACCTGTATTGACAGCGATTTCACCAAGTGCCATAAGCTTTGCGGCTCTTGCAAATTCTTTGTTGCGTTCCCCTAATACTTCCAGCATTTCCATACTGGATTGCTTGAGTTTAAGAAACGCATCCTCTTTCTCTTTTTCAATGTCTTTCTCTTTAGCGGCAGTTTCCTCTTTCGCTTTGTAATAATTCTTCTGCGCTTCCAAACTTCGCTCGTAAAAATCCTCATCAGACTCTTCTGCCATCTGGTGCATTTCGTTTAAGATGTCAAGTTTCTCTTGCTCTCTTAACCGTAAAACTTCCAACTCCGTGTCCTTGCCACTCTTTAGCCCTTTAACCTCTGCTTCTAATATTTTGATTTTATATCGTTTCTCTATTGCTTTCGTTTGCTCGTCCTGCAACTTTTTATGGTAGTCTTTATAAGCCTGCAGCTCCTGCTTATAATACTTGGCATTGATAGACAAGAGTAGTGCGCTTTTCTCTTCCTCACTCATAACCTCCTTGTTCGCCGCATCACGCTCCAGCTGGTAGGCAGCATTTATAGCCTTAACCTTTAGCTGGTATTCTTCCTTTGTGCCTTTCTCAACACTCGCCAGCATATTCTGAATATAGACCTGCTCCCTTTTAATAGCCTCGTCCTTTACCGTCAAGTCGAAATCCACCAGTTTCTTATCCCTTATCTGTTCCTGTGCAATGATTTGCGCTGTGATAGCTTTCTTTGCGTTCACCGTCAGCCCCTTCTCAGTTTCCAGTCGCTTCTGCAAATCCTCTATCTCCCTATCATATTGCATTTGGATTTGTTTCCGTCTTTGCTCTGCCGTCTGTTCAACCAGCTGTGCCAGCAAATCCTCTGCTTTCCTTACCTCGGATTCCTCCCTCTTTGCCATTTCCTTGGCAGAGATAGTGTTATTTTTCCCTGTTTTACCGCTCTTGCCGCTCCCTCTTCCTTTCTTTGTAGTTCTTCCACCTTTTAGATTTGAAACGCTCTCACCGCCCGCATCCGCATCACCAGCTATGCTGACAGGTATTTCTATATGTGCTATCTTCTTATTCTTGATGACATTGTTTATGGCATCCATCGTATTCGTAGCCCCTTCCTTTGCGAAACTTTTAATATCTTTCCAGCCTTCCTTTATCGTCTTTCCATAGTTGCTCATTATTTCATTCGCGCCGCTCCTTATCTTGTCAAATGACAACGTAACGACACCCTCTACAATATCCGCTAATCCCTTAAAGATTCTTGCTATAAACTTCACGCCATCGATTATCAGATTAAACACCAGTTTAACCGTATTCCAAAGATTTTTGAAACTCCTTACAATCAATTGCACGCCAGCCCTCACGACCATGCTCTCATTGTACAAGTCTATTAAGTAGTTGATAACATTTATAACTCCCTTTAGTAGCTTGGTAATTCCCTGCACGGTTAACGTCTTAACAGAGATAAGCATTTCACCAAATCCTTTGTCGCTCATATCGAACATTGCGGACAACACCTTGTTAAGTTCCTCGTTTGCCTCTCTCTGCTCGTTCATTTTCTCTCCATACTCGCCCGTTGTCCCTTTCAATTTATCGAGGTCAGTGTTCATCGTGTCGAGCTGCTCAATCATTTTCAATCCAGCGTTGGCACCCTGCCTTCCGAAGACATCTTTTAATACGTTACCCACTGCTTGCGAGTTTTGCGGCAGCTCCTTCAACCTCGTGCTTATCATCTTGATAACATCATAGGTTGATTTACTACCACTCTCCAAATCGGCTTGCACCTTCTTTGAGCTTATACCGATAGCATCCAAAGCCCCTGCCGTGGCTGTACTCATCTCTCTAATCCTCTTGCTACCCATCTGGATAAGCTCCATGCCCTTATCGCTAAAGATACCGCTCCTCGTCTGCTGTATCGTAGCCACCAGCTCCTTGCCTGATATATTAGCATCGTGGAACGCAGGTGCATACTGCTTAATCTTAGCTATCATATCACCGTTAAGGTCTGCTCCACTCTGGAGACCGTCATTGATAATCTTCAGTGCTTCTTTCGTATCATACCCATATTGTGACGTAAGGACATCTACCGCTTCCAGCGTCTCCTTGTAATCCTTTCCGTATGTGTCTGCCGTTGCCTGTATCTCACTTCTTACAGCCTTTAGATTATCACCAGTAAGCCCAAGAAATTCCTTTGTAAGCCTCGTACTTTCTTCTATTCCCTTGTTGTAGTCAAAGAACCATTTGAACGCCACGCCCGCCCCAGCGATTCCAGCCAGAGCAATAAACACAGGATTTGTCATAAAGCCCATTAGCGTTGAGCCAAAAGCCTTCGCACTCGTCTTAGCTTGTTCAAAAAAGCCATTTAACCCCTTGCCACTTTCAGACATCTTCATTATCGAATTGGCAAAGTTGGAGTTTACGCCCAAAGCCGACTTGATACTTTCCTCATAGTTACCCACATTTCGGTAAAATCTCTGCGTTTCTTCTTCTGCCCCCTTTAGCTTGTCTGTAATCTCGTTTATATGATTCTTTAGCTCATGCCCCTTTGCTCCCTTTCGTTCAGCTTCCGATAGACTGTCATACGCTTTCGTAGCGTTGCTTAGCTCTGCCCTTAAAGACCTCAACGACCCTTCCTGCTCCTTTTCCGTCTTGATGTTATTCTGTACCTCCTTGGAAAGCTCCCTGATTGTACCCTTGTAGTCTTTCGTCTGCTCACCAATAGCGGTGACGGTGGTGGCGTACTCATCGTAAGTTATCTTGCCGTCCTTAAAGTCGCTCTTTAGCTTTTCTTGTGCTTTAGACAACTCTTCGATTTTCTCCTTATATCTGAGAATGCCTTGTATCGCGTCCTCATACTTCACTTTGATACTCAGTATCTTTTCTTCCTCTATACTCATAGCTTAATCATTATATAGTTGAAACATCGTTACCTCCGCATACCCATTCTCGTCTGCCTTTATCTCTGTAATGGCAAAGTAACTACCGTATTGAGCCAAATAGACAGGCTTTGTCTCATCGAAATCTATTAACTCTAAATCTCTGATCCGTACCGTTTCTGTTACAATTTTCGTATTCTGCAAACTTTCCGCAACATGCCGATATTTATCTTTTATTATCTCCTGCATATTTATATCAAAGACAGCCACAGCCTTACCGTCACTTCCTCTCGTTAGTCTTAATATCCTATCCTTACAAGCATTATACGAAGGTTTCTTCTCTTCCGTGGCAGTCTTTCCATCCTTACCATTTTCCTCTCGTCTTCCTTTTCCAAAGTCGCCACTGGAAGAGGAAACATCAGGTGCTGTGTACATAGGTACATTGTTTCCGTCAGTAGCGGCAAAGGGAAACTCGAAGATAGTTTTCTCCGTGTCCAGCGTATCATTATTTATCATCAGGTCTCCGTTATAATCGCCTAACACCTTATCATCAGCCTTCCATTTATAGTAATTGTGTTGCGCATAATCTTCCAGTCTGAAATCAATAGCCTTTGGCTTGTTCTCGTTCCCTTGCGCTATTATCCTTCCTGTCCAGTCCTTCGCCTGTCCTTTATTGTCCCACACAGTAGACAGCGGCAAAAACTCTACAATCTTATCCTTCGACATTTGCAAAGGAAATGTACCAGTTATCGCAGCCAAGAATTTTACGAAGTCTATTATCTTTATCTTCGGCAGATTGTAAGCAATGGGGTAGTAGCCGCCACTCGGTACATTCTCATCACTCAATAACGTTGTTTTCAACGTGCCACCAAGAAAATGTGCAGCCCTTAATCCTCCATCAGAGAGCCATTCGAGTTTGACAGTGCCGCCAGCTTTTACCTCAACCTTTCCATATCCTAAATATTCAAACTTGCAGATACCTTGATACCCAGCTGGTACTTGCACCATGTTGCGTTCCCTTTTCCCAATTACGTACTCTGTGCTTTCCGTGCCATTCATTACAGTCATCTTTAGGTAGTAGAAGTTACGGAAATTATAGTTATCGTACGTCATAGTCTCACCGTTGGAAGTCCAGCTACTACGTCCGTTCGGTCGGGCACCAGTAATATCGAATTGCCACTCTCCCTTAAAATCTATGATAACATTCGCATCGCTCTTCACATTTAGTATCGATACACTATCGCCAGCACCAGCATCAAAAACACTGCTTTCCTCGGTTACTTTCAAAGGCAACGCACCAGCATTCATTGACGCTTGAATATCAGCCTTGAACTGCCCATCGAACGTTAGCTCGTTACTCTTCTTACTTATCAAAGGGATAATCAACGTATCGATATACTCCTTAGCATTACCGGTGAAAGAAAAATCTATCCCAGTCTGTTTTTTTACCAGTTCCAAAATATAAGACGCCTTTACCACAGGGTGCAAATTTTCTACGCCATTTTCTGTTTCTCCTGCACGCTTTCCACTATGGAATGCAGATGAAGAGATAAAAGAGTAAACACGTGATTCTGGGTAAGTCATTCCTGTTCCGCTCCTCCAAGTATAATCTACCTTTATCTCGTGCTTCCACACATCATAATCAGCGTAGAAGTAGTTAGCCTTCAGCGCATCCTCGTAAGTATTTACCTCGTTACTGCTTTTGTATAACAGCCTGTCATTACTTTTCAACTGGTTAAGCGTAGTACCAGCATTCATCAGCTTGCTAAAGTTCGGATACAGTCCCCATACGATGCACACCTCAATAGCCGTTTCCGTGACCTGCAACACAGTTAATCGTCCGTCCTTGATAACTTCCACACCATTTCGGAAATATCGTGCCGTGTGCGTCATATAAGGGTAGTTATCCCTTGCTTGTACCAAGTCGGCATGCCTCAATATCATCTGATTTCTTACCGTCTTCGGCAACTTTACCGTATATGTGCTATTTGATGCTATTTTCGACACATCACGAAACAGATTGCTTTTTATATTCATCGTTATTTTCGTGGTATCGTCAATATCCACCAGCTCGCCATCAATATATAACCTTTCGTCTTTCATAGCTTATAATTTTTGTATTTGTACTTCAGGCAATACAATACTACAAACAAAGTCTTGCAGCACCGCTTTTGTTTTCGTGTAAGAGCCTGCCACAGCGGTCACGGGCAACCACTTCACCATGCCATCTTTGTAACCTGCAAACAAATCTACACACGGACTTGTCGCAATATCGAACAGCATATCCCACGTCTCACTATCTACCAACGGCGCACATACAGGTATCGTGTCCTCTCTGCTCATCTGCTGCTGCCTTCCAGTATGCCCCCTATATCCGTAGCTCATATCATAAGCTATCAGATTGTTTCGTACGAACAATCCTTCTTGCTTTACCTTTCGAGCCTCCTCTCCAGCCTTAAACAGGTAGTAACAATAAAATCCGTGCCTGTCTATCCAGCGCAGATAATACCCCTCGTCATAGTCGTCAACAACGTTAATGCGTATCTTCTCCGTCTTAGTACTAACACAGCTATATCTAAACGTCATATCAAACGTATCATCAAATACAACCTCTCCGAATGCACCTGTGCTATCCGTCAACATATAATGCCGCCTTGCATCGTCTGTACTCTTCATCGGAATATTCCATACGCCTTGCTCTGATATATTAACAAGCCTGTCCGCAATGCCATCCTTGATAAACATCACAGATCCGCTACCAGCAGCATACATACCTACCGTAAACGGAAACTTCCGAAACCAAGTAAGCGTCCGAAATCTATTATATATTTCCTGTCCTCCTGTCTTCATCGCTCCCCATATATAGAATACATCAAAAGAAAACGATATCAACGTTTTACCCTCATCTTCCTTTGTCACAGCAACGGCAAACGATACCCTTTTTCCTAATTCTGTTTTCTTTTCCCTCTCGTAGTCCACTACACCAAAAGCCATTTCGTCAAAGAACGATTGTACGTACTCTCTTACATCAGTGTAGCATCTTCCAGCCATAGCATCAAGCCAAACAGTTTCTTTTTTTTCTCCCGAGCTTACATCTATCGACATCTTCGCTATCTTATCTCCAGACGCTACCAGCAAGCAAGGATTGAAAGCAAAACCTATCTCGTCAGGGTATGCCAGCGTAACCCCGTTTTTCATTTCCTGTCTCATACCTCTACGTTATTAAGTTTGATATTCTCTACATCCAGTTTAAGAAGTTTCACGACACGGCTCTTAATTCTCTCCGTCGTTTGTGGTATCACATTCGAATATATATCAGCCCTGCCACCCTTACGGAATAAGCTCGTACCCTCTCTTTTAATCTTCCTCGCTATCAGAAAGGCAAGAGACAGATTGCCCCTCTCCTGTGGCGTGTACTTATGCGGTCTGTCCGTTTTATAATGGATAGGAGTTGCTTCAATACCTTTATCCGCCATCCACTTGCGAATAATAGCCTGAAAGCCCTGTGGCGTTTTTCCTGGCTTCCTACCAGTCTCGAGTGTTCCGAATGGACTTCTACCATATAACACACCCTCGTTTCCTGTGACCTCAACTCTTAAACTCGCTGCTGTCCTTCCACTCGCTTTTTGTCCAGCACCTAAATGATGCTCTATGATTTTCTTCTTCAGTGCCTCCAGTTCTTCAGACAGTACAACGCTTGCCGCATTATTCATCTCGCTCATCATAAGCACCCCCCCTGTAACTCTTTTAGCGTGAGTTCCACAAACACACCAGTAAAATATGCGCTTGCACTTTCTAATATCGTAGTGTACTTTACATTTCCCTCTATTGGCTCAAAATAGTGGCTTTCGTTTAAGGCGGTTATAAACCTTGCCGCCTTTTCCTTCATACAACTGTACACCCTCTCGTTGTCATATCCATTAGCATCACGGGAAACTCTGTCAACAAAGGCAAGTATGCAGTCCTCTTTGTCTTTCACCAGTCCTCGGTTAAAATTCAGATAACCACCCACAGGCAGTATGCACACAATAGCAGGCAGGGAAACTCTATCTATTTGCTCCGCCGCACCATTCCAATCTTCAAATACATAGCTGAAAGACGCAAATCTCTTTTCTGCAATCTCTCGTATCTTACTTTCTATGCTCATCTTCGTATACCTTTTGAAGTTTCTTTCTGAAATCGTTTGTCCTCGTATCCATGTCCAAGCATTTATATACACGCCCCCACGGCACATTCGTTACCTCTTCGTGGTCTGTTATTCCCATCCGTAGAGCGTACCAGTCTATCAAACCGAAGATGCCAAACTTTAACTGGTTAATACCAGCCCTTACCTCTTCATCGCTCGGTTTGCTCTTTGCTTTATCGAACAACTCGTTAATCGCCTTTACCTTACCAAGTATCCAGCCAACGAAACGAACAACCTCCACAGCCGAGCAATCATCTACATACTTAGCGTCCATTCCCAATAGCACATCGCACACTTTATAGAAAAGCTGCGCACCAGTCTTGCATTCGCTCATCTGTACCATTTGCCCTATCGTCATATCATCGAGGTTTGCTGGCGTTGGTATCTTTCCCACCTTTAACGGGCGTGTAAATTTTTCCAGCTCCAGCCTTTCAATGTCCTTGCTGAACGTTGCCACTACTATCCAATGTCTGAACCTCTCTTCTTTTCTCATATCTAATCAAGATTTATAACACGTGCTTTCGCTCCTCCAGCTCTTCTGACGTTGAGTCTCATCAGTGCAAAGTACCTCGTTGCATCTATGGCGTGGTTGAACTTATCAACGGGTGTGTTCGTTTTCTTCCCGTCTCTGTCCTTTTTCCACTTGTAGCTTTGTAATTCCTCAATCATGCCAATCGAACGCCGTGTGACGTTCCATTTATAGCGATGCAGTATATCAATACCCACCGTGATGCTATCTCCTCCCTTGACCGTTGAGATAACCCACAAGCCAGCATTTCGCAACTCGGCTATACTCTTCGGCTCTGCACTGTCAGCTATTATCTGGTCTGCTTTCGTTAGCCCAGTTTCTTTTGCTTTCTCTGCTATCATTGGATTTGTTAGCCCAGTCTCATATATCTCGAGGTCTGTCCACAACTCCCCATGAGCAATAATACAGTGTACCAAAGCCGTAGGGTCGTTCGTAAAACCAAAGTCCAACCCATACCCTTGTACCTTCCAGCTCGCACGCTCTGGCAGGCTATCCACGATACGAAAGTTAGGAAAGATAACCCCCGAGAGCTTACCAGTCAATCCACGTGCATATACCTTCCACAGTTCTTTGTCTTCTATCCCCTCTATCCGTTCGTGTTCCTCTTTTGATAAGAAAGGATTGCCCCTGTGGTCTGATATAATCATCTTCGCACCGCTTCTCCCTTTTATCTCGTTGTGTACCCAAAATCTCTCGGAGGGGTTGTAGTCAATCCATATCCTTTTACGGGTACGAATAGCCAGCTGCCAGTATATCTCGTATGGTATTCCGTTTGCTTCATTCACAAACAGATAGTCACGCTTACCGTTTTTCGCATCCTGCTCATCCTTATAACTCTTAAATTCTATAATAGAACCATTCCTGCATCGCAGGTAATGTTCGCTCTCGTGCAAATCAAAGTAACCAGCCAACCAGTCAGAGCCTGACAATATCGTTTTCGTATCTCGCAGCGCACCTACCTTCAAGTTCGGCAAGTCCTGACCCACGACCGTTGTAATACTCCCAGCTTCTAAGATAGCCACATAAATGAGTACCTGCATAATCGTGTACGTCTTTCCTGATGACGTTCCACCCTGATTGATGTACACCCTTGCATCTTTATCAGTGTTTGCACGAAACAACGCCCCTATGACCTTAAACGGCATTATCATACATCCACCTCGCTTTCGTCACTCGCAGGCTCTACGTCAGTCTCAACAAAGCCAATCTCTATACGGTTGTCCATACTCCCCGTTATCTTCGTTTCATCGACAGGCTTCTCGCCCCTTATATCTCTAATAGCGTTGAAGGCAAATACATCACCCTTAATAGCCTTCTGGAACAAGCCTACTACGATAGCCATATTATTCGTCCGCATATCATTTTCCGATACGCCAAGCTCCTTCATTACCCTTCTTACCTTCTCTGGTGCTGGCAATTCCCCGAACGTCTCCACCAGTTCACGCAGCTTCTTTTTCTCTCTCCGTGCCTTTACTGACGCCTTTCCTCCTTTCTTTCCTATCTCACGTGCTTCCTCCGTGGTTAGGCGTCCCATGCGTTTTTCAAACTCCTTGTTCATTTCTTCCTCCATTTCTCCTGTAATATCTTCGGTGCGGTGTTTTCCCAGTACACATTGTGATGTATCCTCTTATGGTGGCTGTTAAGTAGCGAAACCTTTACGCCACTTGGAAACACAATCACACTTGAAAAGCTCTTTACATACGTCCCGCTGTCTCTATACACATCTGTCATACCTCCGCTATTCGACTGCGTTATCTTCTGTTGTAAGTTACACTGTACGATAGTAAGGAATATCTTACCTACCGAAGTAAGCTGTGTATATGCGTTCACGTCCTCGTTTATCCTCCCCTTAAATTCAAAGGGTCTGTCCACAGAGCAAATAAAGCTGTTCATCGCTTTTCTCTTCGTTCCTATACTATGTAGCATTTGATTACTACTTCCGCCTATGAAGTCGCCCCCCTGTGCCATAGCCAAACTCGTCAGCGGGGAATTTACATAATACCGCAGCATTGACTCAAACACAGTATCAAGGCACTTTATCTTCGGTGTCTTTGGGTTATACGCACACTCCGCATCGAACCTCCACACAAACGAAGTATAGTCGTCGTCCAGCTCCATGAAATACTTATAACCTAAATCACGAGCAGCATCAAAGCAGGCATTACGAGCATACACTATCACTCGTCTATCTCCTCGGAAGACTTCATCTATCCGCTTACTCATCGCCAGCTTATCGAACACATAGCAGTTTTCGTCACCGTATCTCCGCTTGTATTCCTCCACCTGCTCGTCTTCATTATCGAGGATAAAGACACAACGCCCCGTATATCCTTGCTCGCACAAAGAGCGATAAGTGTACTGGTTATCCACTCTTCCATGTGTCAGTATGAACACGACAAAATCCTTCTTAAAATCAATCTTCTTCATACTCTTTCGCATATTCTCCCAAAAGCTCATCTGTCATTCTTACAAACCCCCTCTCGATAGCCTTCTTAAAGTCTATAATCACCAGAGCAGAATTTTCGAATAACTCCTGTATCTCTTTCGTGGCATTGCAGTAGTAATCTGCTATCATTCCGTAATTGAACTCCGTATGCCTATAAGCAGCATATATCAGAAACTCTCGAACCTCGTCAGGTAGATCTGCTTCTTTTATCTCTTCGATAAGCTCTTCTGTCTTCGTGCTATCATAGCAGTCTGACAGGTTAGGGGAAACCCCCGACGGCTCGTAAACTGGTGCTTCAATCTTCCTGCTGTACGTATCATCTATCTTCTGACCTATCGAAACATTCCAATCCTCCACGGATAGCCCTATCTCTTCCTGCGCCCTCGCCAAAGCCTCATCGTCCCAATCTAAGTTTGCAGCCCCCGTGGCATTATCAGCCAAAGCCATCTCTCGACCTTTCTCACTGTCCAAGTCAACATCGCCCCTACGCACAGCCACCAGTTCATCGGGCTTGGCATCAATGACGATAACTTTCTTTATTCCAGCCTCTCGTGCCAGCTCCTGCGTCTTATTACCAGCAATGATACGATTATTCTTATCCAACAAAATCGAACGCCCTGCGCCAAATTTCCTAATCGATTTATCAATTAGCTTGCGACCTTTCTTCGTTCCCTTGTTGAAATTCTTATCATCCTGCTGTAATGATTCGATATTCGTTTCCGTTATTTTTCCAGTCATATCTTATAATCTTGATAAATATAAAGAAGATACGACACAAAGATAATGAAAATCTTTATAACTTAATGATTTATAAACAAAAAAAATGGGGTGCTGCCATCACGACACCACCCCAACAGAAAGTAACAAGGAAACGTAAGTTATCTCTGCATTTAAGAAAGTCTATTTAATCCACCTTTTCAAACGTGTACGCCTCCACC